GGTTTGCGCCACGGAGGATTGTGTCACTGAGGTTTGCGCCACGGAGGTTCGCGCCACTGAGGTACGCGCCACTGAGGTTTGCGCCACGGAGGATTGTGTCACTGAGGTTTGCGTTACTGAGGTTAGCACCACTGAGGTTTGCGCCACTGAGGTTAGCACCACTGAGGTTTGCGCCACGGAGGTTCGCGCCACGGAGGTTTGCGCCACGGAGGATTGTGTCATTTCTCAAACCCCATCGGACAGCAAGACCGAGCTTAATCGAACGGCTTTCATTTTCATCGCATTCAATCTCAGCTGTGAACTGAACTTCGCCTGAAAGGCGATTCATAACGTCAAACTTAATGGCCATTTTCTTCCCACCTTCTTTCATTGGTTCATCCAAACCAGAGCTACAGAACAGTGCTTGTCGTCGTGGCTTGTGGGGATATAATATACGGAAAAAAACGTATTGCAATAGGAATACGGAAAAAAACGTGCTATCAAGCGCGAATGAAAATTGATGAATACGACAAAATGTTCCTCTGGAACCGCAACGACCTCCTTTACAAGGCTGCTCGCGACCCCGATCTGAGCGCAACGGCGTTTAGAGTGGTGGCGTTGTTTGCAACGTTTGTGTCGCCTGGGGAGCGTGAAACACTACGCCCAAGCTATGAGTGGATCATGGGGCAAATTGGCCTAGGAAACCGAAGAACCCTCGCGCGAGCTTTGAAAAATGCGGAGAGCAAGGGATATCTGGTAATCTGGCGAAATCAGCGCATGCCATCAACCTACTCCATGCCCTTTGATGGTAGAGGGAAATGGAACCCTAGTCGCAAATAATTCTTGAAGTGGCACAAACTGCCACGGTAGATAACTGGTCTTTCTATCTCTCAATGATAAAGATAAAGACCAATTATCTAAGATAGTTATCTATGTGTGGCACAAACTGCCACTAGTCTAGTGGCACAAACTGCCATTTCAAAAAGGTAGACAACGGTGAATCATAGCAAGCCGTCAAAGTAGTCATCGGTTTGCTTAGTTCTGATTTTCTCTCGAAGGTTGAAAATTTGATTTTGCAAATCGCGACATTGTTGCTCTCTATCGGCCACTGAAGATCCAACCCAAAAACCAATCATAAGCAAGGCAATTTCGGGGCCTTGATATTTGGCAATCAGCCATGCGCCACCGCCGCCAACTAAGCCAAGAACTAGATTTCTCATGGCTTTTTCATAATCCACAGAACCTTGGCCATGACTCGGACGCTTTCACCTTCGGCAACACCATTCATTGCGATCGGCGTTTGAAATTCCGAGTCGGTGCTGTCGGGCCAAAGATCAAAGCCTGATGATGTGCGGCGCAAGCGCTTCGCCGTCCTTTGTATCAATAATCCGCTATGCTTGGTGAATTCAACAATGACGAGTTCATTGTCTTCTATATCGGGCAATCCTGTTCCGGATTTTGCCAGATCAAGGCAAATAAGCCTGTCGCCCTCATTTGCTACGCGATTGATGGAGTTTCCAACAACGTCAAAAGCGTATTGCCATTCTATAGGGTAGTTGGTTGCACCGGGAACGGTGTCCATATGGTAAGCCTCCGCGTTCTCGACATCCTCAATATCGAGCCAACCACCAGCTTGAACTTTGCCGATGACCGGGATAGCCCCCAACTTATCAGATAGTCTTTTCATAGACTTGTGCAATTTAACGCCTCCGGTGGTTAACGGAGTGTGGAGTCCGCCAGACAGTTTTATGAGAGCCGGCATCTCAGATTCCGGAAGGGTCTCGGCAAGCGCCTTAAAAATGTTGACCCAGTCTTGTTGCTTGAAGCTTTTCTTTCGACCAACCAGATAGTCGCGCACATAATCCGGCCCGCGCTTTATTTCGCTGGACAGACTCGCAGCGTTGAGGCTCGAAGCTTCAATAAGTCGCTCAAGTTCTTTCGGAGAGACGCTTTTCATGCGCGAAACCTATAAAATGAAGGCTCTCCCGTCATCACGTAAAAAAACGCTTGCAAGATACGTTTTTTTACGTATTGTAAGCGCATGGAACACGAACTTCGAAACAATCTGATAGCCGCCGCCGAGGAACTGAATGCACTCTGCGGCATAAGCGAGCAGAGCATCGGACAGATGGCAATCAAGGATAATACCTTCTTCCCGCGCATCCGGGGCGAAGGGAAACCCCGCCCGGCTGGATTCACCATTAAGACGTATGACCGCGTGATGGGATGGATGGAAGATCGCAAGTCAGCGGCACTTTTGGAGTTAAAGGGGTCATCATCGATTTCAAACGTAGATACCTCCCAACCCAAAGGAGAGTCAGCATGAGTGCGGTCATTTATCCAGAGTGGAATACGGATATGTCTCAAGCTCCAAAAGGCAGCGTTGCGACTGTGCCGATGTTGAGCAAGGACGGAACGCCGAAACTGGACAAGCAGGGTGAGCCGATCTTTCGAAAAATTATAAAGGTTGATCTGGTTTGGGTTGATCCCGGTGATGGTTCGCCAGCGGGCACTTCCAAGTGGCTTCCTGTGCAAGAGCGATGGTCCGGTTTCAAGCATGGTCAGGAACCCGTCGCTTTCATTGCCTTGCCGCCTGCGGGGGAGGTCACATGAAACCCCGGCGTCATTCCAATCTGAACAATGGGGCTGTTACGGGCCTTGTTCAGTCAGCAGGGCAGGGCGGTTTTGTCGCTAATGTCTGTTCTGTCCTGCGCCTATTCCCATTCTCCCATGATGCCCTCTCAGATCATGGTCGAGAAGCAGAGCGGGGTAACTCCTCCCCCGCCCCGTTCTGCGCCTATTCTCCCGCTGTCGTTGGTATTCCAGCGGTTGAGAAGCGGGGCGACTCGTCAACCGGTGCTCCCGGTGTCGCTCCGCACTCATTCATCGCATTCGCTGTCCCACCATTCTGTGGGATCGCTGGTGTAGATTTTGCATACGGACTGTTTTCGTTTTCGCGCCTCCTTCGCCAGATCAATAATCTTGGTTCCCAATTCTCCAATGTGTTTCGGTTCGCCGTTCATTCTGTCCTTTCCCATCGTGCTCATTCCGTTGGTTCGCTTCGCTGCAATCAACAAAGCACAGATGGAAAAGCGCGATGCACCCTAAAAACGAGTACGAGGAACCCATGACGCCGGAATTGAAAGCTACAGGTTTTGTAAACCGCATGATTGTGAACGAAAGCCACGGCCCTAATGGTCTTGAACCTGCCATGCGCCGGATCGAGCGCGATTATGGCATTGGCTACTGGACGCTGGACAGGCTGCGCAAGGGGCGCGTGAAATCGATCAGCGTGGATATGTTTAGAAAAGTACGAGCCGCGTATCTGGCCCACTGTGAGTTCAAGCTGAAAAGCCTTGCTCATGAAATCGAAATGGAAAGGGCCTGCGGCAATGATTGGGATTCGGACTTACTGGATAAGGCTCATGCGCTTTTGTCGGAGATTGAGGCGAAAAAAGCGCAGTGAAAGCCCTTCTCAATAAATTCCGCCACTGGCGTTTAGAGCGCCGCATTGTCCGCGAAATACGCAATGCAGACCGTTTCATTGACAGGATCAACAAGGGGAATTCTCGATGACTGAAAACGCAATGAAATGGTCCGATGATCAAAAGATTGAACTTCGGGATCGCGCCAAGGAAATCGTGCACGAGCAGAACAATTCGCCCAAGGCGGAATTGGCGTCTCGACGCGAACGGTTTGCTGCTGAGGCGTCCAATGTTCGCAAACGCATGGTGGAGCGTGAAGCCATATTGCAGGCCATGACGGAGCGTCTGGACGTCCAACACCACACCGTCATTGATGGCATGGCGCTGGAAAACAGCGGTCTATCGGCAACAATTGAAGCTCATATCGAGGATCTGAAAGAGCGGTCAAAGGAAATCACAGAACGGATCAATGAGCGGAAGGCAGGCCACAAGGTCAAGATGGCTGATTTAAAGGCTGCGGCGGACGCTGACATGGAAAGCATGACAGCGGAATTGAAAATGCTTGAGGCGGCACTGGCGGCGGTTGCTGAGGAAGTGGGTTGATGACCCGCCTTTTATCCCGCCTGCGCCAGTTTCTCCGCCCTGTCCCGGTTCGTGTGGAAACGAAAAAGCGCGCCTCGATCGTCGATGAAAAGCACAAGCAGTTGGCCCGTGAAATCGGCTGGACGGGGAAGGGGGCGTGATGACCGTCTATTACAATGAATTCGACCCCTATGCCGCGCAATGGCTGCGCAATCTGATTGCTGCCGGCCACATTGCTGACGGCGTGGTTGATGAAAGGTCCATTGAAGATGTCATACCAGCCGAACTTTCTGAATTCACTCAATGCCACTTCTTCGCAGGCGTCGGAATCTGGTCTTACGCCCTACGATCAGCAGGCTGGCCCGATGACCGACCCGTTTGGACAATGTCATGCCCGTGCCAACCTTTCAGCGCGGCAGGTGAAGGCGGCGGGTTTGATGACGAGCGGCACCTTTGGCCGTCCGGGCAGCATCTCCTTGGAGAGCGAAAGCCTGGCGTCGTCTTTGGTGAACAGGTTGCAAGCCCCGACGGCCTCGCTTGGCTCGACCTTGTACAAGCTGACCTGGAAGGAGCGGGCTACGCCTGCGGGGCGGTCGATCACTGCGCTGCGGGCTACGGCGCGCCGAACATCCGTCAGCGGCTTTACTTTGTTGCAGAACGGTTGGTCAACGCCAGCTGCGTCGGACGGCATGAGGGGCGGCGTCATTACACCGAACATGATGGGTCAATCCCTGACACAGCAAGTTCCGGTCGCAGGCTGGCCGAGCCCGACAGTTGGGAATGCGACCGGAGGGCAGAAACCGCCGACAGGAACCACAGCGACAGGGCAAACGCCGGACGGGAAGAAAGTTATGGTGGCTCTGCCAGCGGTGGCTCAAATGACAGGCTGGCCGACACCAAGCGCGCGCGATCACAAGGACAGTCCGGGCATGGCAACGGAGGGAGTGAATCCGGACGGCAGCAAGCGGGACCGGACCGACCAGTTGCCCAGGAAAGTGCTTCTGTCGGGATGGCCAACGCCACGGATGTCAGACGGAGACTCGGCTGGAATGAGACACACTCGAGGGGTGGCGGACACATTGACTGCGGTGGCGATTTTCAGAGCAGGATGGCCGACACCGATGGCGGGGACACCGGCGCAAAACGGCAACAACGCAGCGGAGAACAACGACAGTTCCCGCAAGACGGTGGACGCCATCAACTGGCCGAAAATCGAAGGAATGTGGATCTACCCGGTCCGGTTAACGGCCAGTGGGCAGGTGCTGATTGGCTCCTCGGCACAGATGGACGGTGGCGGCCAGTTGAAGCCGGAACATTCCCGCTGGCTCATGAATGTCCCGCCCGCGTGGGACGATTGCGCGCCTATGGAAACGGCCTCAACGTTGCGCAAGCGACGGGATTCATAGCCGCCTACATGGCAATTGGATCAGAGCAAAGGGTTGCTGCGTGATCAAATCAATTCAATTGCCTTGGCCACCCAAAGACCTTTCGCCAAACGCTCGCGTTCATTGGGGCCAAAAGCGCAAGGCAACAAAAATGTATCGCGAACTGTGTTGCCTGTCCGCCAGAACGCAAAACACACCGAAGATTCAGGCCGGCAAGATTGATGTTCGGTTGATCTTTACTCCGCCCGATCACCGCCATCGAGACGATGACAACATGATTGGAGCCTTCAAGGCAGGACGTGACGGCATTGCGGACTGGATTGGCGTTGATGATCGAAACTGGAACACAAATTATGCATTTCGAAAGCCGGAAAAGCCAGGCGGTGTGACTGTTGAAATTTACGAAGAGGGGAGCGCTGATGCCGCGTAAAATAGATGAAAACGAACCAGAGGGTTTTGCGGATTTTTGGGGAGAATGGATGCCAAAAAAGCGCAAGAACTGCACCAGAGCGAACGCTTTGAAGCGATATGAAATCGCGCTTCAGGATGGGGCAACACCGACAGAGATATTCGAAGGTGCACGATTCTACCTGTCCAACCTTACGCCTGACGAACTTGCATTCATTCCAATGGCCACGACATGGCTTGACAGGAAGACATTTTTTGATGCCCTTGAGCAGAAAGAGGCTTACGAACAGCGTCTATTGGTGGCCCAGCAGCGTCGAGAACATCAAGCCAACGTCACACATTTTCAGCCAAGACGTGAAACGGCGTTTGAGAAGAAATGGAGACAGCAAAAGGCGGCTGACGCATGAGCCATGTAAGCGCAACTTCGTCCGACCTGCTGGAAAAGATGCAAGCTGACGCTGAGAGCAGCAAAATGATGCTGGATTCCCTCAAGAGAGAGGCTGAGCCAATTGATATGAACGACCCGCTGTTCAAGGCGTTCAGGGGTCTGAATGAGGTTGATAAGTTCAGAATACTACGCTCGGCATTGATCGCGTCGCACAAAGAGCAGTATGGCGGGCTTGTTTATCATCTTCTTGGTGATGGCAAGCTCTCAATGAGCGATCTTATCGGGCTTAAGTCGGGCACTCATAAGGTGCGTTGTGTTGGTGTCCCGGATGCCAATGCATTTCTTGATTCTGAAAATCGGGATGAATCGCTGTACTTGCTCTCGACGAAAACAGCGCTTGTTCAAAGGGCGAAGAAGACGGTTGAAACCTACGCCCGTGCCCTTGCCGTCTTTCCCAAAGATCACCCGTCTTATCCAAAGATACAGCAATATCACGACGAGGCTGTGAAGAGCTATGAAGATCAGGTCAAATCAAATGACGAATGGCACGAAATGGCAAAATCATGGGGGCATGTCGCATGAACACCGATTACGTTGTAGCGACTGGCGATGGGATGAGTGGTGCGCAACTGATGCAGTTGGTGCGGGGGAGAAGCCGATACCACCGTGAACACAGCGAGCGAGCGACGTTTGCCATAAAAGAGATTAAGAAGCCTGTCAGACAGACTTACAGGGGCAAGTCTGCATATCCGGAACGCTCAAAGCATACTCGTCATTTTCAGATGCTTGCAGAGATTGAAAAGGCTATAGCGTTTCGCCGCGGCGTCGCATTGGACAATATTAGACAGATGCATCCGAAAAAAGCGGCTCGCTTTGGAAGTTCGGAGTTTTACTATCTGGCGATCAAGCATTCTGGTGCACCAGCAAGCGCCATCGCTGCCTTTGCCCGTGTGAGCATTAGTGCGGTGATGCATGGGGCAAACCGCTGGCCCAAGAACAAAGCAAAGATAAGGGCAGAGCGTGAGAAAGACTAAGAAGCCCATACAGTTCATTGAAACCGGCCATCGCAAGACCAACACGACGGTTTTGGAGGTGGACAACCCGCATTACAGCCCTGAACACGATGGACGCGCAGATAACCCCAAAAAGGTCAACGCGCGTATCAACACAGCAGAAAGCCCTCTTCTGTGGTATCATGCGCGCAAGCATATTGATGACGTTCACCTTAGAGCGGGTTCTGATGTCCGGCGATTTGTCGAAGCGGCTGGACAATCCGGAGCAAAGGCAATCGATTTCACCAAAGAGATCGTTGATGGCAGCGGGGCTGTCAGTGATGAGGTTGTTATTCGCTTTGATGCGGCAGAGCACCTTGTTCGCATATCACGGCTCATGAGCGCTGATGAATACCGCTTTTTGCGTAAGGTTTGCGCCGAAAGCATTCCGGTTCGCCAGATCGCAATCAACAAACGGCACGGTGCCGAACTGCTTGACCGCCTGCGCGGCTTGTTGGATGTGGTGGCCGAATACCGTGGATACGGGCGAAGGGTTTAAACGGTGGTATTGACATACCGTTCTCTGTATGGCACGCAAAGCGCAGAATATATCGGTTTGCCAAAAATCGGTCCCAGCCCTTCCAATGCGAAGGTGCGCTAGGGAGTTCCATGTCAAGAAAAACCTATTTCATTCGCAGATCGTGTGATGATGACTACGAGGCCGACGCTTTGGATAGCCTCGCCCGCACGGTGTATGAGGATTATGAAATCATTGATACGGGCGTGATTGACGCTGACGGCAATCCGATCATGGCGCGTCGGCGTTTCGATCCCATCGGCTTTGTACGTTTCAAAGCTCACTAATCAACCAGCAACACTCCTTTCAACCGCGTCAACCGACACGTGGAACAAGCGTACACTCGCTTGAGCAGATCAACATGCCTTGTTGCTGGTGAATGTTATAGCTTGGCGTGTAAGTGGCGAAGTCGGATTAATGCGGAAATAGAACGCGCAGAACACCAACCTGAAAGGGAGTGTAACGCATGGCAGGCAGGAAGGGTGGTTTTCGTCACAATCAGGACACGAGAGACAAGATACAGGCGAGTTCGCTTATCAATCGTTTGATGGACCACATTGAATCAGAAGAGCCAAAGTTGGACGCCTCACAGGTTAATGCAGCAAAAGCCTTATTAAACAAAGTGTTGCCAGATTTGAAAGCTGTCGAACATTCTGGCGAGTTAACGCACGATGTATCGGACCCGATCAAAGAACTAATGGCTGCGGTCAATGGCAAATCCCGCTCTAAGTGAGGATGTTGTTGAGCAGTTCAGCGATCGTAAATGGCGGCTGAATAATCTCTATCATATTGAGAATAAGCATGGGGCGGTTGTCCGGTTCAGGCTCAACCCGGCGCAGGAAAAGCTTTTAGACGAACTTCATTATCTGAATATCGTGCTCAAGGCCCGGCAGATGGGGTTCAGCACCTTTATTTTGATTTTGGCGCTAGATTGCTGTGTGTTCAATGATCACTTCGCAGCCGGTTTGGTTGCCGACACGCTGGACAATGCCAAGGGCCTGCTGAAGCGCATCAAGTTTGCTTACGACAGGATGCCGAAAGAAATTCGCGCCGTTGTTCCGGTCAAGACAGACAACAAGGAAGAGATAGAGTTTGCCAACGGTTCATTGGTAGCGGCGGGTGTGTCCTTGCGGTCCGGAACTTACAATTTCATTCATGTTTCCGAATACGGGAAGATTTGCGCCAAATACCCCGACAAGGCGAAAGAGATTAAATCGGGTGCCCTCAATACACTTGCTCAAGGTCAGTTGTGTTTCATTGAAAGTACCGCAGAGGGGAGAGGCGGGGACTTTTACGAGAAGACAGAGCAATCCCGCCGCATTAGCGATGCCGGGAAAGCGCCAGGGGACATGGAATACAAGTTCCACTTCTTCCCGTGGTTTGAAGATGCGAGCTATTGTCTGCATGACGAGATTGCCATTCCTGCGACGATGCAGACTTATTTTGCTTCTCTGCAAGACGAACACGGAATTGAACTGAATCAGTCGCAGAAAAACTGGTACGCAGCCAAACACGCAGAACAGGGCGACGACATGTGGAAGGAATTTCCTTCCACGCCAGATGAAGCATTCATGTCTGCAAAAGATGGGGCTTACTTTGCTAAGGCAATCCGCTCCCTTCGCCAACGAGAGAAGATTGGCAAAATTGAATTTGAAACACGAACGCCGGTTAACACGTTTTGGGATCTGGGCGTCGGTGACAGTACCTCAATCTGGTTTCACCAACTGATTGCAGGCAAGCATCGCTTCGTTGGTTTCTACGAAAACAGTGGCGAAGGTATCGCCCACTATCTCGATTATCTGGATAAATGGGCTGTAAGGCATGGCGCCAAATTCGGCGACCATTACGGACCCCATGACATAGAGCATCGATTGCAAGGCAAGGTTGCTCAATCCATTCGCCAGATAGCGGCTGAACTTGGATATAATTTCACCGTTGTGCAGCGGACACCAGACAAACAGCATTCAATTGAAAACGTTCGCACTCGTTTGCCTGAGTGTGAGTTTGATGAGGCTGCGACAGAGCAAGGGTTGGTGCACCTGGAAAGCTATTCGAAGGAGTGGGATGAAAAATATGGAGTATGGAAGAAAAGCCCTCGCCACGATGAGCATAGTCACGCCGCCGATGCGTTCATGTCTTTTGCTGATGGTTTCATTCCACCCACGACGCATCGCGGCGAATTTCGGCGGCGAGCGGTGGTTTAGGGCGTAAATCATGGCTGCTGCTGAAAAAATGAATGATGATGAGTTTGCCGCGTATGTGGCAACGCTTATCGATCAGTCAGAAAATTACCGCGATGAAGAACAGCAGCCCAAACGTTTGAAGGCTATTGAGTTTTACAAGGGCGAAATCGCTGATCTTCAGGCGCAGGAAGGCCGCTCAAGCGCCACATCACGCGATGTACGTGACGTAATGAAAAAGTTGCTGCCTTCCGTTATGCGGGCGATATTCGGGTCAGGCAAGCCTGTTGAATATGCGCCGGTTGGCGTGGGAGATGAGGAATTCGTTGAGCAAGCGTCGGATTATGTCAACTACGTTGTTGTTCCAAAGTCCGACATAAAAAAACAGATCAAGAGCGCCATTCATGACGCAATGCTCCTGCGCAATGGAATTCTCAAAGTATGGGTTGAAGAAGAAGAAACAACAACTGTAGAGCGTTATTCCGGGCTAGATCAGGAAGGCTTTGAATCGCTGGTGAGTGAATCTGGTAGTGAGATTCTTGATATGGCGTCAGATGAATCTGGCATTTCGATTTGAAAACGCGCTCGGACCTGATTTCAATGGGTTATGACAAATCGCGCCTTGATGATTTGTCCGCCGCTGATGGCGATCTGTTCAGCGACGAAGACGACGCGCGACGCGAGAACGCCTATCAGGATGACCTTGAGGGCGCGCTTGAAGAGCTTGACTATTATGAAGTGTTTGTTCGGGCTGATTACGATGGAGACGGAATAGCGGAATTGCGCCGGGTTGTCATGATAGGCGGCTTTGCTGAAGAAAACGTATTCGAGAACGACCCGTGGGACATTCCGCCGTTTTTTGATGTGCGCATAGAGGACGAGCCCCATAAATGGGAAGGTCGTTCAATCTTTGATGATGTTGAGGAATTGCAGCGTATTAAAACGGTTCTGTTTCGCGAGACGTTGGATAATATCTATTGGCAGAACTCCCAGCAACCAACTGTCCGGCCAGACGCAATCGTAGACATGGAGGCGGTCTATAATCCAGAGTTTGGCCGACCGATTGAGTTGAAGCCGGGCTTTACCCGCGATGAAGCCATTGGCTTTAATACAGTGCCATTCGTGGCCGACAGTGCGTTTCAGATGATCTCGTATGTTGATGAAACGATCGTCGATCGCACGGGTATTTCTGATGCGAGCGGCGGACTTGATCCAAATGCTATACAAAACGTTACGGCCAAGGCGTCGGCCATGTTTGAAAGCGCCGGCATTGCTCAGGTGGAAATGATTGTTGAAACAATAGCAGATCATCTCACCCCGTTTTTCAAGCATATCCTGAAACTGACAGTTGAAAATCAGGACAAGCCAACGATGGCCAGGCTACGCGGCAAAGTGGTTGAAGTTGATCCGAGGTTTTGGAACACATCCATGGATGCTGTGGTTAATACCGGGCTGGGCATTGGCTCTCCAGAGCGGCAGATTGCCAAAATGCAGATGGTCATAGGATATCAGGAAAAGCTGCTTGCAAACTTCGGCGCAGATAATCCGTATGTAAAACCGGAAAATCTATACGCCTCTCTTGAGGCTATGGTTGAAGCGGGAGGCGTCAAATCGCCAGACCGTTATTTCACCCGTCCGGATCCAAATGAAGTTGCACAAAAGCTGCAAGAGCAGGCGCAAGCACCATCTCCAGAGGAGATGAAGGCCAAGACTCAGATGGAGATTGAGAGCGCCAAGCTTCAAAATTCCATGCAAATGAAACAGTTGGAAATTCAGGCTAACCGGGACAAAGAAAACGCTCAAATGCAGGCCGATTTGCGAGTGAAAGAAGTTGAGATGGGAAAAGAACAGGTTGCGCGATCTGAGGAGTTGCAAAGCAAGGCCATATTGGAACAGCAAAAGCTTGACTTTGAACGTACAAAACTGGCGCAGGAGCGTGAACTCAAAATCCTTGAGCTTGAAGCGAAAGAGCGCGAGACGAACCGCCGCCGGGATGACGAAATTCAAAGGCACCAGGCTAAATTGTTCGACATCAGCAAAGAAAACGCGGCATAATGTCTGATATTGATATCAAGGAAGCCCGCGGACTTATTGAGAACCCGCTTCTGATCAGGGTACTGGATGAGTTGGAAACCGACGCCATTGACAAGGCTGTCGGCGCTTATCCTCATAACGAAGAATACCAGCGTGATGGTTTAGCGATAGCCAGCGCTGTTAGAGCTTTGCGCTCGAAGCTGAAACACCTGACGGTGGAACCAGCCAATCCGAGCCGCAAAGGGCAGAAGGCATAAGCCCTGCCTAACCCAAGATAGGGAACTATCTAAAATGAGCGAATCCACCAACCCGAATACCGGGAGTGATAACGCACGTCCACACCTGGACGATGAAGGCTGGGAAGCCCTTTTTTCAGGCGAGCCGGAAACCGATGAATTGTCCGATGACAATGCGGATGAGGCCAACGAAGAAGAAACGGACGATCAGGATATCGAGGAACTGGACAACGAGAATGAAGACGATGACGCCGACGATGAGGAGTCCGACGAGTCTGACGAGGATGACAAGTCCGAAGATGACGAAGACGACGAAAATGACGCGGCTGACGAGTCTGAAAAATTCACCCTGAAATCAGGCGAGGAAGTAACCCTTCAGGAATTGGAGGACGGCTATCTTCGTGAAGTTGATTACAGGCGTAAAACGCAAGACATCGGCAACCTTAAAAAAGAGGTTGATACCGAAAAAAGCGTTTTGCAGGAGCAATACTCGACGCTTCAAACGAAGATGGACAATCTTGTTCATCATCTTGCCAACAGTATCCCACCTGAACCACCGCTGGAACTGGCTCATTCTAACCCGACAGAACACTACAACCAGACAGTGTTTCGCAATGCGAAAATCGCTGAACTGGAACAGGTTCTAGCGGTCAAGGATGATGTCAACAAAGATGTTACTCAGATGAGTGATGATCAATTGCAGAGTGTAAAAGATGAGCAAAAGGCCCTGTTATTGGACCATATGCCCCATCTAAAAGACCCTGCAAAAGAAGCCCAGTTCCATAAAAAGATTGCGGAAACAGCAGAGCATCTCGGATTTTCCAAAGAAGAGATTGAACGGAACGGCCCACTTGATGAGCGGGTATTGCGGTCACTGCATTTTGCGTCAATTGGGCTTCAGGCTGTCGCCAGTCGCAAGACGGCCCGTAAAAAGGTCGCGGCGATGAAAAAATCAGCGGCAGGCGGAAAGCGCACGAAAAGCGCAGTTCCTGATCGGATATCGAAGGCCGTGAAGCACTACAAGAAATCCGGTGATGTGAGTGCCCGCGAGGCTATCACTACCGATTATTGGAGCCAAGAATAATGGCACAAAAAGCAGGAAGCACTGATACCAGTGTAATTATCACCCGCGCCGAAGATGTGCGCGACGTGATCTACGATGAAGCTGTTGAAGATACCCCGTTTTTGCGGGTGATCAATGACGGCTTTGCGCCGAAAAACATTCGGCATAGCTGGCACACAGACACGCTGCGTGCGCCCGCTGCAAACGTGAAGGCGGAAGGCAATGTTTACGCCTTTGCCGCCGCTGACCAGCCCGTGCTGGTCGGTAACGAACTCCAGATCAGTGATGAGACGGTTTCGATTACCGGCACGACTGAAGCGGTCAAGATGTACGGTCGCAACAAAAAGCGCGGCGGTGAACTCGCAAGGGTATCGCGCAAAAAAGCTAAAGAGCTTATGCGGGATATTGAATATTCTTGTGTGGGGATCGATCAGGCGTCCGACCCTACGGCCAATGCTCGAAAATCTGGCAGCTACTCGACGTGGATTGAATCAAATTCAAGTCGAGGAGCCACTGGCGCAGATGGTGGGTACAGTCAAGGCACGAGCCGCACTGTAGCACCTACAGCGGGCACCAACCGCGTTTTTGCCGAATCCATGGTCAAGGATGTCAATCAGAGCATCTACACCAATACGGGCGGTATGAGTGAGCGCGTGGCTATGATGCCGCCATCGCTCAAGCGGGCGTTCTCTGCATTTGACGGGCTTTCGCAAACGCGCGTGACCTTGCCTGTTGGTGGGAAAACACGCAGGCAGGCAACCGTGCTTGGCGCCGCTGATGTTTACATCGATGACTTTGGCCCCATTGTGGCTTTGCCCAATGTGTTCATGAAGGCAACTGATGTGAACATCATCAACCCAAGTTACTGGGAAATTGCCTATTTGCGGAAATTGGAGCGTAACAAGCTCGCGAAAACCGCTGATACGGAAGATTGGGCCATGGTCTGTGAGTGGACTTTGGTTTCCAAGAACGAAGTGGCCAGCGGCGTTATTGCTGACGTTACTGCGTCTTGATTGATCGGGGCGGCTTTCGGGTCGCCCCTTCTTTTTTCAAAGGATATAAAATGAACAACGTTGCAGACATGACGCAGAATTCGGATGCGGAATCGGCCAAATCGAAGGCACAAAAAACAATGGAAGTTGAAATTGTGCGAAACTATTTTCCCGCAAGCGGTCCTGACAAGGGCAGAAAACTTTCCGTAGGCTCGGTTACTGAATTGAATCAGTCGGAAGCCAAGAAATGCATTAATGCCGGAGTTGCAATATTCCCTGCTGATGATCTCGAAGAGAGTGAGGACTAACCAATGTCAGGGGTCGAATTCCCTTATGTTGATGGCGAGGTAATTTCGCATGACCTCGCCAGTGGTACACGCAAGGTTTATCGCGACATTGATGATGAACATGGTGTGATCATAACTGAGCAGATGTTTTCGAACGATATTGCAGACCATGCCACTGACTTACGCAACGCCAGAAGCGGCACGAAGATGGGTGATATTGTTCATTTGGCAAGTATCCCGATCAACGTGTATTTTGATCAGTTGAGAGAAGCCCAGCGTCAGGGTGACGAAAAATTCATGCTCAAATGGATACAAGACCGCGAAAACAAGGCGTGGAGAACGCGAGATGGCAATTTCTGATGTCCTATAGCGATTTTCTGGATTTGAGACTCGCTGTATCAGAGCTTGTCGATAATCGTGGTTTAAGTGAAGTGTTTCCAAGTCTCACTCGGCGGGCCGAAACCCGCATCAATCGCGATTTACGTGTTTATCAGCAGATTGTGGATGCGCCTGTTACACTCGTTGGAGGAGCGGCGGATTTGCCGTCTGACTGGATTGAATATCTGACTGTGAAGTCAGGTCGTTGTGTCTATCGACCCATTTCGACCGCCAGATTTAAACGAGGTGATTTTGGCTACATCGTTGCCGGAACAAAACTGAAAATCAATGGTTCCGATGAAACGCTCGATACGAGCTATTACGCGAAACTTCCAACAATCTCCAACAGTCCGACAGCAACCAACTGGCTTTTGGATGATGGGCCGGACGTTTACCTTTACGCTGTGGCCAGAGAAGCCGCCATGCATATTCGGGATGCGGAATTGAGGGCTTCCATGGAGAGTGAATATCAGCGGGCCATTAACGAAATGGAAACGCATAATCATCGAGCGAAATGGGGAAATGCTCGCCTTCGCCTGACCGGGGCAACGCCATGACAATTACGGTCACGACAGGCTCGCCAATCGCCACTTCGGTCGATACGGCGCTGACCATTGTGGAAATTGCCAGAAATGTCGGGCGCGAGGTCAGCGTCACAGCGCCCGAAACGATTGTTGGCAACAGCGATGCAACCGCAATTGATTTTCTCAACACGATAACGAAGGCATGTGAGGAAGTAAGCCGGCGTGTTGATTGGGGTGATCTGGAGGCGGAAACCAGCTTCAGCGGCACAGGTGCCAAGACCACATATATTTTGCCTGTGGATTTTTCCCGATTGACGCAGGGGGCCTCTGTGCTGACACAAGCTGGCAACCCTGTTCGCGGTGGCTTGTCTAATGATGAGTGGCGACTTCTCGAAGCTTCGACGGCAACACCAAGATATTTCCATATCAGTGGTTCAGGTATTTCTTTTTGGCCTTATCTGCCATCGGGCGAAACTGTCTCGCTGACATATCAATCGAAATACTTTACCAACAGCGGTTTTGACGTATTCAGCGCAGATGATGATACGTTGAAAATTCCACATGAAGTCGTTGAAAAGTGCGCAATCTACAAATGGCGACGCCGAACCGGCCAGTCTTATGCAGATTATGAGGCTGAATATGAAGCTTCGCTTGCTGACTACGCCTCGTTTGACGTTCAGGATCGAACCCCTTGATGGTTCGCGAAGGCAAGCGCAGTCCCGTATCGCCGGGGCAGGGCGTTGAGCCGGAAATGCGTTACCAGCCATTGCCTTCCCCGAAGAATGGCCTTGTGCTGGATTCAAGTCTGGCGGAAATGCCGCCTTTTTCTGCTATTGATCTCGTGAATGGGTTTCCGACACGTCGGGGGATTCGGGTTCGCGGCGGAATGCAGAAAACGGCAACGATCGGCAATCCGGTTGAAAGTCTGTTCACGTTCCGCACCAGTGCAATCAACAAGCTCTTTGCTGCCGGTGGCGGTGGGATTTACGATGTGACCAGCCTGGCAGATCCAGATGTTGCTCCAGCGCCGTCGATCACTGGGCAAACGAGCGATTATTACTCCACCACAATGTTTTCGGCTGGTGGCGGTGATTATGTTCTCGTCTGCAATGGTTCGGATGCAACACAACACTATGACGGAACGTCGTGGGTGGTTCCTTCGATTACAGGGGAGAGTTCCAGCACGTTTTCGCAGGTATTCGCTTATCGCTCGCGATTGTTTTTTGTCATCAAAGACACGTTGAAATTCGCTTATTTGCCGGTCAATTCCATTGCCGGCGCCGCCCTGTCATTTGAACTGTCCGGTGTTTTCAAGCGCGGTGGATCGCTCTTGTTTGGTGCAACGTGGTCGCAGGATGCTGGTGACGGTCTGGACGACAAGGCGGTTTTTGTAACCGATTTGGGCGAAGTTGCAATTTACCAGGGCAGCAACCCAAGTGATGCTAATGATTGGACATTGGTAGGCCGCTATGACATTGCGCCACCGCTTGGAAAGAATGCGTATACCTATGCGGGTGGTGATTTGGTAATCATGACGCAAAACGGCATGGTTCCTATCTCACAAGCTGTCAATAAAGAACCAAGTGTGTTGGCGTTGGCAGCCGTATCAAGGCCGATTGAGCCGGAATGGATCAGGGAAGTTGAAAGCCGAATTTTACCGTGGGAATTTGTTGAGGTTCCAAAGCTGAATATGGGTTTGGCTACATTGCCATCCACTGGCAATCAGCCAGCAAAGTGCTTTGTGGTGAATTTGCAGACATCTCGATGGGGAATTTATACCGGATGGGATGCGCGGTGTGTAGCTGAATTGTCTGGCAGCGGTTTTTTTGGCAGCAATGATGGTCACATTTATCAGATGGAAGTGGGAGGGAATGACAATGGAATGCCGTATTTGTTCCAGTGCGCTTTTGCTCCTGATGATTTCGAGTTTCCGGCGATCTACAAATCGGTCAAATTAGCCAGAGCTGTTTTTGAGGCCTATTCTAATTTCGCGCCTCAGCTGAGCGTTTCAAGTAACTATGGTTTGGATTATCCGGCTCCGCCCAATGCCGGGCCTGATATTGGAACTGCGAGCGCATGGGATCAGGGGTTGTGGGATACTGCCATTTTCGACGGTGGTTTGGCGCGCAGCATTCGAACAAAGTGGCAAACGGTTAATGGTTCGGGCTATTCGATTACGCCGCAAATTCAGGCCCTGATGGCTAACAACGTCAATCCGGAAGCGGAATTGATTGGTATGGATTTGGCGTATATTGGTGGGGAACTTGTTGTCTGATCTCGTTTGGGGTGGCGAGGTTAATCAGGCTGAAAACCGTATCATGGCGGATTGGGCGGCTCGAATTATCTGGGGCGATGACTCGGAATTTGATCGATGCACAACAATGGGCGTGGTTCGGTCAAAGCAATTGATTGGCGTTATGGTGTTCCACAATTATTCGGCGCAGGCGAAGACAATTGAGTATTCCGGCGCCAGTACCGATCCCCGATGGCTATCACGCGTCACTGTGCGATCGATGTTTGATTACATGTTTGGACAACTGGGCTGTCAATTGGTCCTTACGCGCAATTCTGAGCGCAACACGCGCCTTCACAGGCAATTACGAGCGCTGAATCATTCGCCACACCGGATTGAACGGCTGCGTGGGGAAAATGAAGCTGAAATTGTTTGGACGCTAACGCGCGAGGCGTGGCAGGAATCCCGAATTTTGAAAGGACATGCTTATGGGCGCTAAGAAAAAAGAGCCTAAGCCACCCGACCCGCGTGAAACGGCGGCTGCGCAAACCGGCACAAATGTAACAACTGCGCTGGCAAATGCGCAATTGGGCAATGTGAACCAGATTACCCCGGATGGCTCTCTCACGTATTCAGAGTCTGGCAGCCGATCGTTCACGGACCCCAATTCCGGCGCGACCTATGAAATCCCCCAATACACGGCCACGCAGACGCTATCAGGCGCACAACAGGCGATTAAAGATCAAGACGACGCGGCAAGCCTGAATTTGTCTGGCCTTGCCAATCAGCAGTCTGGTTTTCTCAAAGACTATATGGCCCAACCTGTCGACCTCAGTAATGAGGCTGTTGAAAGCCGACTGTATGAATTGGGGTCCAAACGTCTCGACCCGCGTTTTGATCGTCAGCGCGAGCAGTTGGAAACACGTCTGGCCAATCAGGGAATCGGATTGGGAACAGAAGCCTACGACCGGGCCATGGAAGGGTTTGGGCAGAACGAAAACGACGCGTACAATCAGCTTTTGCTGAACGGTCGGGGGCAGGCTGTCCAGGAGGCTTTGACACAGCGCAATCAGCCAATCAATGAAATCACAGCCCTGTTGTCAGGTTCTCAGGTTTCCAACCCTAATTTTGTCAACACGCAACAGCCACAAATCCCAACCGTGGATTATGCTGGTCTGGTTAACCAGAACTATCAGAACGAATTGGGAGCCTACAATCAGCAACAGGCTCAAACAGGCAATATCATCAGCCAACTGGGAGCCTTGCCGGGTTATTTCCTGTCGGACGAGAGAGCCAAAAAGGACAAGAAAAAGATCGGTTCTGTCAAAGGTATGCGATATAAAGGCGAGCCAGCCAGCACTCCCAAGCACACCGGGCTAATGGCTCAGGAAGTCATGAAAAAACGTCCTGATGCCGTTAAAAAGGGGCGCGATGGCTTGTTTAGCGTCAATTACGCAAAGGCAATGGCATGAATTCGTTCATTTTCGGTGGCAACACTGGCGAGACGGCGGAAAGCCTGAAGCGCAAACGCGAGATCGCCAATCAATTGATCCGGGGGCGGCGTGTCTCGTCTGTGGGAGAAGGGATTGCTTCTGCGATAGGAAGTGTGGCCGGTGGGTTGATGAACTCGCGCCTTGACGATACAGAGCGGCGCAATCAGGAAGGGGCGTCCAGCCTGTTCAAACGGGCTCTTATGGGCGAATCGGCACCAACGGGAATGAATGGTCTCACGCCGCCGCCCAATGCCTCTCAGTCGCTAGCAGGACGCCCGTTCTCAGCCGCTCCAAAATCGATGAATGGTGACCAGCAGTCTTTCATTGACGCTTTGCTTCCTGCAGCTATCGAGGAGAGCAAGCGGACGAATATTGATCCCCGCATTATTGTCGCCCAGGCTGCGCAGGAAACAGGATGGGGCAAATCTGCTCCGGGCAATAACTTCTTTGGCATTAAATCGCATGGTCAAAGCGGGGGGCAGAACTTAAACACCCACGAATATGTTGATGGGAAACGGGTCAATATCAGTGACAGTTTCCGTCAATATGAAAGTCCTGCCGACAGTGTTCGCGGCTATGGCGATTTCATGCTCAATAATCCGCGTTATGGCAAACTGCGTCA